GCCACAACAACAACCGAACCTGAAACAACTACAACCTATCCTGACGGTCCTGTTGAAGAACCTGTTGAGCAGGATAAAGAACCTGTTGAGCCTGACCAGACAACCATTCCTGAGACAACCGTTCCCGTTCCCGAAGTTGAGCCTGCTCCTGACGAAACAGAACAGCCAACAAACACAACACAGCCACAGGAATATATACCAGAAACAACACTATTAAAAGAAAAGGATTCATCAACCACTAGTATATTGTTCCTTAAAGATAAACTTATTGATGATGAACAGTTTTCTGCGATTATAGAATCCATTGATGAAGCAACACCAGAACAAATTGTTGCAATTATAGAAACTGTGTTGGCTGCTAATGTCACTAGTGAACAAGCAGCAGAGTTGGTGTCTAATGTGGCTGTTTTGCAGGTTATTACAGAATCTGAGGCTGAACAGTTGTTTTCTGAAGTTGTCCCTGCTGAGTTATCTGAGGAACAAGCGGCGTTAATTGTGGAGGCTGTTCAATCAGCACCGAAAGAGGTTCGTGAAGCATTTGAGGCGGTGATTGACATTTTTGGTTCACAATTTGAAAATTATGTACCAACTGGGTCAAACATCCCTGTGAGTCAGCGCCGTACTTTGGTGGCTATTGGGGCAACATTAACAATGTTGCCTGCTTCTAAGGTTAAACGATAATGAAAAAGTTGTTGGATTACCTTGTGGATAATGCGTGGACATGGGCGGGAACTGGCATGGTTTTAATTACCTTGTCTGGTCCTACCTTTAAACAGGCAGTGTTTCTTACTGGTGTAGCGATTATGGTTCATTCCATAATCACTTTTAGTCAAAAGGATAACTAATGAATAAGTCTATTGCAAAAATGTTGGACCTTGGACAAAGACTGGTTTCTTTGTTTATTGCTAGTGCGTTGCCAATTATTACTGGTGGCGCTATTTTGGGTGTTGATGTTGTTAAGTCTGCTGGTGTTGCTGGATTGACAGCGTTGTTTGGTGTTGTTCAAAAGTTGGCTGCCGCTAGTGTTGATGGCGAGTTGTCGGCTGAAGAAATCAGCAAGGCGTTCGGCAAATAATGCCGTATCCTGTTGTTACAGTAAAATACTGTAACCATCTAGCAGGTAAAAAACCTAGTGAGGTTACGCCAGATATTTTGCGTAAAACTGTTAGTGGTGGCAAAATGGAGTTGTGTGCTGCGGATGCGTGGGATGCGATGGTTGCTGCTGCCGCTAAAGATGGTGTTACTTTAAAACCTACTAGTTTGGGTGACCAGTTTCGTAGCATTGAACAACAGAAGGCTGCGTTTTTGCAACGCTACAGGAAGGAACCTGTTGCTAATTCTACCAGTAGGACTTGGAATGGTCAGAAGTGGTGGCTTAAAAAAGGTTTAGCGCCTTTGGCTGCACCAAACGATGACGCTAAAACTTGTAGTCGTCACATGCTTGGTTTGGCTGTTGATGTCGCTAACGCTAATGGTAAGATATTAGGGTGGCTTTTGGCTAACGAGGACAAGTTTGGTTTTAGTCACGAGGTTCAATCCGAACCTTGGCATATTCGTTATGTTGCTGGAAACGATGTTCCTGCGGCTGTGAAAGAGTTTGTAGAACAACCGAAATAACAATCCGTTAGGATGGTGTTTATGCGTAAATGGTTTTTATCCATTGTTGCTATTTGTTTAATCATGCCTATTGGTCATGCGCATGCCATCTCTAAGGAGTTGGTTGGTAAATGTGCGCATTGGTTGGATGATGCATTGGATGTGGGTTGGTCTAGGTCAGATTTATCTGATTTGGATTATGTCATGTGGCGTGAATCTAGGTGTATACCTAGTGTATTTAATCCAACTGACCCAAATGGTGGTTCTAGAGGCTTGTTGCAAATTAACCAGTTTTGGTGTTTGCCTAATAAGTATTTTCCTAGTGGCTGGTTGCAGTCACAAGGGGTTTTAAATTCGTGTGCACAGTTATCTAATCCTGTAATTAATTTGCGTGCTGCTTTGGCTATTTTTGAGTATTCTGAAAAACGAAACAATAATGGTTGGCAGCCTTGGGGTAAGTAATGGAATTATCTGAACTTTTAAATGAAAAAGAGTGGCGTTTGTGTCGTGGTCCCGAGAATGCCAGTATTGATGAGCAGTTAGCGGCTTTTGTTCATTTTTGTGAAAACTATTGGTTTATTAAACATCCTGAGCGTGCACGCATTCTTTTCAAGTTGCGTAAAGCACAAATAGATTCTGTTCGTACTTGGCTTGACTCTAGGTATTCGGTAGTTCTTAAGGCTCGCCAGATTGGGTTTTCTACTTTGGCTGCTGCTTATGCGTTTTGGCTAACATTTTTTTGGTCTGACCGTTTTGTGGTTATGTTGTCACGCACGGAACGTGAAGCCATGAAGTTGTTATCTAAAAGTAAGTATGGTTACAAATTTTTGCCGTATTGGATGAAACAGAAAGGTCCTAAACAGGTTACTGAGCATCAGTTGAAAATGGTGTTTGATAATGAGTCTGCTGTTGAGTCTTTGCCGTCAGGTAACGACCCTGCTCGTGGTGAGTCGGTGTATTTGGTTATTGTGGACGAAATGGCTTTCTTACCTAACCCTGAGGAGGCGTGGGCTTCTATTGAACCTATTGCGGATGTTGGTGGTCGTGTTATTTGTTTGTCCACCGCTAACGGTTCAGGCAATTTTTTTCATAGTTTGTGGGTTGGTTCACAAACTGGCGCTAATCAGTTTGTTGGTATTTTTTTTCCTTGGTCGGCTGGTGACCGTGATGAGGATTGGTATGCGGTCAAGGAAAAGAATATGGTTTCTTGGCAGTTGCATCAAGAGTATCCACGCTTCCCTGAGGAAGCGTTTATTAAGTCAGGTAATCCTGTTTTTGATATAGATTTGTTGAATACTTTTGAAACTGTTGAACCTGAGGTCGGGTTTTTGCATGCATATTCTAATAATGTTGTTGAGTTTCGTCCTACGGAGAACGGCAATTTTTCTGTTTGGGAGTTTCCTGACCCTGAGGCTGTTTATGTGATTGGTTCGGATGTTGCGGAAGGTTTGCAGCATGGCGACTATAGTTCTGCTCATGTTATTAATGCCACTTATGGTTATGTTGTGGCGCATTGGCATGGACATGTTGAGCCAGATATTTTTGGTGAAATGTTGGCTCAGATGGGTTGGTGGTATAACACAGCGTTGTTGGGTATTGAGTCTAATAATCATGGTTTGACAACTCTCAAGGCTGCACAGAATTTGGGTTACCGTAATCTTTATAAGCAGCGCCGTTTATCTAAGGTTACGCCTCAGGCTACGGATACTTTGGGTTGGCGTACGACTGTTGCTAGTAAACCGTTGGCTATTGACGAGTTGGCTGGCGCTTTGCGTACTGGTTCTTTAGAGGTTTATTGTGATAAGACTGTGGCTGAGTTAAAAACTTTTGTTCGCAAGGCAAACGGTAAGATGGCTGGTAGTCCTTATGATGACCGTACTATTAGTTTGGCTATTGCTAATCAGATGTTGAAGTATGTGTGGTTGCCTGAGTATCGGGGTAATTCTGTTATCCCTAAGAATAGTTTGTTGTGGTGGGAGCAGCATTTGATGAGTAATCAGTCGTCCAATAGGGTGCCTATTGGTGCTCATAATGTTCGGGATGGTGCTTTACGCTAGTTTTGGGAACAGAACCAGTATGTTTGTATGGATATTCAGTGTGAATCGTGTCAAAAAAACTTTATTGCTGACGAAATGCCTAGACGAGGCGCTGTTTGCTTTAGTTGCCATGTAAAAAGTGTCCGTTTGGGGTTTACTTATGGTAAAAAGGATTTTCATGGTCCTACGGTTCGTGAACGGCAACGGAAACAAGTTGAGGATGCCGCTATTCACGGCATCAACGCCGAACCTGTAACTAACTGGATGTAATGATGGAAGCCATCATTGTTCCTATTGTGGTTGCTGTAATTACAGGTCCAGTGGTGGTTTTGATTAATATGATGCGCAGCGAAAACAGTGAGCAGCATGCGGAAGCAAGACAGTTGTTGAAGCAAGTTGCTAGCAAAGTGGACAAGGTTGGTAGTAAGTTGGATGAACATATTGGTTGGCATAAAGGTAAGGACAAATAATGGCACGGAAACCAACATCAGAGTATCTTAAGCAATATAAACAGAAACTGGAGTTTTCTAAGCGTTGGCGTAAGAACGATGGTTATGACGCTACTTGGAAGCGTTTAACTGACTTGTATAAAGGTCGTCATTATGAGCATTATAGTGACGAGGACCGTTTGTTGATTAACATTGTGTTTTCTACTATCAATGTTATTGCACCTAGTATCGCTATTAATTATCCGAAGATTGTTGTTAATGCGGTTAAACCCGAGAATGCTCCTAATGCAATTATTGCTGAAGCGGTTGTGAATTATTGGTGGAGGCATCGTGATATTAAAACGGAGTTTCGTCGTGCGGTCAAAGATTTTATTATGTATGGTCACGGCTGGATTAAGGTCGGTTACCGTTTTGTTGAAGAAGAAATGATTGGAGAAGATGGCGATGTTTCTGACCCAATTGAAGGTGGAGAATCTACTACTAATTCTGTTATTTTAGAGGACTCACCGTTCGCCGAACGGGTGTCTCCAATGGATGTATTTGTTGATGCTGATGCAACCAGCATGAATGATATGCGTTGGATTGCTCAACGCATTCGCCGTCCTTTGGCTGATGTTAAATCAGATAAACGCTATAACAAAACAGCCCGTGAGGCTGTGAGTGTTATGGCTGTTAGCCGCTACTCGGATGACCCTAGCCGACGCAAAGTAAACGACAAGAATGCTGGCTATGCAGAAATTTGGGAATATTACGATATTGCCAACAAAACAATGTGTGTATTTGCTGAGGACGGTGAACAGTTTTTGGTTAAACCTATGAGGATGCCGTATTCGTTTGGTCATCCGTTTGTTATGTTGCGTGATTATGATGTGCCAGACACCTTTTATCCGATTGGTGAACTTGAGGCTATTGAGCCGCTACAAAAAGAGTTGAATGAAACCCGTACACAGATGATGAATCATCGTAAACGGTTTGCACGCAAATATCTATACAAAGAGTCGGCGTTTGACCAGTTGGGTCGTACCGCTTTGGAGTCCGAAGAAGATAATGTGATGGTTCCTGTTATTACGGATGAGCCGTTGCCAAATGTGATGATGGCTTTGCCAGCGACTATTACACCACCAGAGTTTTATAATCAGTCCAATATGATTATTAGTGATATTGACCGTATTTCTGGTGTGTCGGAATTTATGCGTGGTGCTAGCACGGAGATTCGCCGTACTGCTACCGAGTCGTCCTTGCTACAAGATGCGGCTAATGCTAGAACGGCTGACAAGTTGGCTATGGTTGAACAGTCAGTGGCACAGGTTGCTAGACGGCTTGTGGCTTTGACACAGCAGTTTATGACTGGTGAACAAGTTGCCCGTATCACCGCCAAGAATGGTGAGCAGGTTTGGATTACTTATGACCGTGAGTATCTTGAGGGCGATTTTGACTTTGAGGTTGAGGCTGGTTCCACCCAGCCACAGAACGAGTCGTTCCGCCGTCAGATGGCGTTGCAGATGGTTGATGCTATGGCACCGTTTGCAAGTTTGGGTGTTATTGATATGCGCAAATTGGCTGCTCATGTGTTGCAGTTTGGTTTTGGTGTGAAGTCACCTGAACAGTTTATGGCTGCCCCGCAACAGCCTACTGGTGCGCCTATGGGCGCACCTGAGAGTGCTGGTGTTCCTCAGGGGATGCCGTTACCTCCTCAACCTGAACTTGGTGCAGAGACAATGGGGCAACCTCCAGCCCTCTAGGGAACAGCCTAATCTATTGATGAGAGCAACCATTTTTTACGGACTCTTGGAGAAATATAATGAGCGATGAAATCGCAACACAGGAAAACATGGACCCCAATTTTGGGACAACCGAAGATGTTGGAATGGAAACGCAAGTTTCTGATGCACCGTATTTGGAGACAGAAAACTACTCTAATCATGTAGTTAAAGTCAAATTAGATGGTGAGGAACTACAAGTTCCGTTATCGGAAGCGCTTGCTGGTTATCAACGACAGGCTGATTACACTCGTAAAACGCAGGAGTTGGCAGAGCAACGCAGTCAAATGCAGTATGCTGCCACTATCCAAGCGGCTTTGGAGCGTGACCCTGAGGCGACTATTGACCTACTTGCTAGGCATTATAACATTAGTCGTGCGCAGGCGGCTGCTGTTGCTGATGAGGTTGATGATTTTCAGTCACTTGACCCGCAGGAACAGAAAATGCGTGAACTGGACAAGCGGGTTGCATCTTTTGAAGAATATCAATCCCAGTTGGAGGTTGAAAAAGAAATTCAAAGGCTTCAGCAGCGTTACAGCGATTTTGATGTTCCGACTGTTGTTCAAACCGCTTTGCGGCTTGGCACAACCGATTTAGAAGGAACATATAAGCAACTTATGTTTGACAAAATTATGGCACAACAAAACATTCAAAAACAGGCTGAAGCAAAGAAACAACAAACCGAGAAATTGGTTGTTGATGCTAAGCGTCAGGCTGCTGTTGTTGCTGGTGGGTCTAATCCTGCTAGCACAACTACTGAGTCTGTTGAGGCTATTACCAATGTTCGTGATGCTTGGGCTGCTGCTAAACGGCAACTCGGTGCTGAACTTTAATCATTTCATTAACAACTATTTTTAGGAGAAACTATAATGGCTGGTAACAGCAATTTTGATGCGTTGCTTACTACAACGCTCGCAAACTATCGTGACCAATTGACAGACAACATTTTCACGGCTCGTCCACTGACTTACATGTTGAACGAAAAAGGTCGCATCCGCATGCTCAATGGTGGTACAAAGATTGTTGAACCACTTGTGTATGCAACTAACGACACAATTGGTTCATACTCGGGTTATGATTCAATTTCATTGACACCGCAGGCTGGCATTTCGGCTGCTGAATACGATTGGAAACAGTACGCTGGTTCAATCTCAATTAGCGGCATTGAAGAAGCCAAGAACAACGGTGAACAAGAAATCATCAACTTGTTGGAAGCCAAAATTATGCAGGCTGAAGAGTCAATGCGTGAAGGTTTCAACACAATGTTCTACGGTGACGGCACTGGCAACAGTGGCAAGAACTGGAACGGTTTGGGTAACATTGTTGAAGCAACTGGTTCAGTTGGCAACATTGACCCAGCAGGTTCAGGCAACTCGTGGTGGGCTTCATACGAAGAGAACACTGCAACTGCTTTGACTCTTGCTCAGATGGCAACCGCCTATAATACGGTGTCAGTTGGTAACGACCACCCAGATGTGGTTTTGACAACACAAACACTGTACGAGAAGTATGAGGCTCTGTTGCAACCACAGTTGCGTTACACAGACACCAAGACAGCAGATGCTGGTTTCCAGAACCTGTTGTTCAAGGCTAGTCCTGTAATGTACGATGTGTCGTGCACAGCAGGTGTCATGTTCTTCTTGAACACCAAGTATCTCACACTTGTCGGTCACTCGGCTAAGTGGTTCCAGCAGACAGACTTTGTTCGTCCAGAAGATTTGGACGCTCGCTACGCTTTGATTATGTGCTACGGCAACTTGACTTGCCGTAACCGTAAGAAGCAAGGCAAACTTACTGCAAAGACCGCTTAATTAACAACTACAAAAACTAGGAGAAACTACAATGCCACTATTAGGTAACGATACAGACGGTGCGATTACACGCAAGCGTTTGGAAACTTGGGCAACCAAGGTAGAAAAGGTAACAGTTGTTGCAGCAACTGACGCAGCAACCACACAATCAGCAGCAACACTTGCTGGAGCATCAGAGGTCGTCTACACAATGACCCCAACTGCAGGTCGTGCCCTCACGACACCAACAGGTGCCCA